GAAAAGCCGAACCTTCAGAATATTCCCTATTTGGTGAGGCCTGTTTTTCGTTCGAAGTATGGCTATTTTCTTGAGGCCGATTATTCTCAACTGGAATTGCGGATTTTGGCGTCATATTCGTTTGACAAGGCATTGGTTGCCGCTTTTCTTGCTGGCGAGGATATCCATGAGCAGACTCGACTAGCACTTTTCGGAGATAAGCCGGAGAATGAGAAGAAGGCGCACACTCAGAGGGTCGTTGCGAAGACGTTGAATTTCGGCATAGCTTATGGTATTACGCCTATGGGAATTTCAATAAGCCTAAGCAAGGAATTGGATAGGAAAGTTGGGCTGAAAGAATCGGCCAATTACATTACTTTGTTCTTCGATAAATATCCTGGCGTAAAAGACTATATGGACAACGTGAAAAAAACGATACACAGGGATGGATATATCGATACATATTTTGGCCGCCGCCGGGAATTCGATATATCCCCAGGTATGTATCCGAATCAGCTGGAGAAACTCTATAAGGAGGCAGTTAATTTTCCGATACAAGGTACGGCATCAGACTTGGTCTTGGTTGCGACGGGCAGGGTTTGGCATAAAATGAGGGATATGAATATGAAAAGTAGAATGTGCGCTCATGTTCATGATAATATTTTATTCGATCTATATGATAGGGAATTAAAACCGATTTTAAAGATGGTTAAGCCAACGATGGAGAACATTAAATTCGATTGGCTGAACGTGCCGCTGAAGGTTGACTTCAAATTGGGCACGAATTGGGGAGAATTAGAGGAAATTAATTTGTAAATTATGAAGACAAAAATCTGCACTAAATGTAAGAAAGAAAAATTGCTTGGTGAATTTCGTTATCAAGCTATTGGTATACTTGGTAGGACGGCACGATGTAGGGATTGCATGAGTGAGCAGGCAAGGGAAAGATATGCTAATGATTCTGAATATCGGAAGGGGTTATTGAAGTGGTATAGTGAAAGGTATATCAATGATCTTGAATTTCGGAAGGCAAAAATAAAAAGGGTGAAGGAGAGTTGTTATAGGAATAGGCTAAAAGTTCTTAGTCATTATTCCGGTGGTTCTGTGAAATGTGCTTGTTGTGGTGAATGTCATATAGAGTTTTTAGTTATTGATCATATAAATGGTGGAGGTCATAGGCATAGGCGGGAGATAGGGGCAAAAAGTTCTCCAATGTTTTATAATTGGCTTAAGAAAAATAATTATCCAGATGGGTTTCAAGTATTGTGTCATAATTGTAATTCTTCAAAAGGATTTTATGGGTATTGTCCACATAATAATTCAAAAAATGTTGTACAAAATAGTAAAAATATAGTATAATGAGGATAGTAAAATGAAAATAGATTGGGATAGTTTTGATTTGACACTTGTTTTGGATGGCAAGCCGATCGATTTGAAAGAGAAATATCAAAAAGATATAAAAATTTCTAAGGAGACCATTGACGAGGATTTGATGAAGCAGGCTGGATTGTATGCATTCTATGCTATAATGAGCGAACTCGCGGAAGAGGCATATGACGATGCGAAGCTCGAGCTCGAATTGCTGGAGGCCACGCTGGACGAGTATTACAGGGCTAGATTTTTGAAGGATGGCCAAAAGGTAACTGACAAGAAGATGGAGAAGGTGGTGGCCGTTAATGGGGACAGGATCGAGTCGGTTAAAAGTAAGATCCAGGCGAGGAAGAATCGTGGTATTCTGAAGGCTCTGTCCAGGGCGTTCGAGCAGAGGAATCTGGACGTTATTGCGCTGGGGCATATCTGCCGTCAGGAGCGTGACGTTGACATTTTCATAAAAAAAGAGGAATGGAAAAAGAAATATGAAAAATAAATCAGGGTTTCAACTAAGGAGAATTCGTAGCTCAAATGCTTACCGAAAGGTCGCCGAAAGGCGTTGAGAGCACCTTCATTCCGAAGGGAGATGCCGTGAGTGGCGTCCGGCCGAATTTTCTTCGAAACAAGGAGAAAATGTAGTTCATCTTCAGTAAAACTGAATTTAAACTATAAATTTAAGGAGAAATAAATGAGTAAGAGTAATTTATTTAGCAAACCGAATTACGGGGAGGACGAGGCGCTCCTTGCGAAGGAGAGCCGCCAGCAGTTCAAGCTTTCGGAGAAGATGTGGAAGCCGGCGCAGAAGATTGAAAACAAAATCCGCATTCTCCCGGCGAGGGGCGGATCGGACGCGAGCTATCACATGAAGATAGGGAAGCATTTTGTTGACCACAGCGACAGGACTGAGGGTTTTATTTGCATGCGCGAAACTTACGGAAAGGACTGCCCGGCGTGTGAGGCTTACTTTAAGATCCGCAAGGAGACGACGGATAAGAACTTGTCGAAGCCGTATTACCCCAAGCTCTATGGTGTTTTTAATATCATTGATAGGCTCGAAGAGAGTCCGGCAGTTAAGCTTTACGAGGCGCCGCGCACGATGGTGTGGAAGAAGATCATCTTTATTAATAAAGGCAGCATCAAAGTCATAGATGAATTTGACGAGGACGGCAAGTACGTTAATGAGGGGCGGGATATCATTATTCTTTATGCACCGAAAGCGGAAATCCATAATATGTACGTGGTTTACCCCGGGGACAAGACACCGTTAGGAACCAAGAAAGAAATTGAGGCGTGGCATGCCGACATTATCGATTTGATTCCGGAACAGATTGCCTTGTATGCCCCTATCGATTACGAAACAGCCCAGATTAAGTCTTTCGGTTCGATAGAGGAGCGGGAGGAACTGCGTGAAAGACTACAGCAGAAATACGAGACGGCACAAGCGGCTGAGGATTCAAAAGGGACGGTGGCGGAAACAGCTAAGGAGTCGGTTGAGGAAGGAAAAGAGGATGAGGTGTTAGACGAAGTGGCAAAGGCAAAAAAAGTATTGGCGGAAGCGGAGGCGCGGGCAGAGAAAAAGGAAAAAATCACTCCTCCGGTGGAAGAAGAGCCTGACGAAGACGATGACGTTGTCAAGTTGGAAAAGAAATTGGCCGACGCTAGGGTAAAGAAGGCCAAGGAAATCGCTGAGAAGAAGAGGGAACACGAGATGGGCAAGGACAAGGAAGAGGAGCCTAAGCCTAAATCTAAGTCAGCGGAAAAAGAGGAATCCAAATCCAAACAGGCGGAGAAGAAAAAGAAGAAAGATAAGGACGCTAAGGACGGCGCTAAGAACGACACTGAGCTGGAGGAAAAGATCGCCGATATCAAGAGGCAAATTCAGGAGAAGAAGAAAAAGTAGCTATGGCGAAAAAGAGGCGGGGAATACCGGTGGGCAAGAACGTGGGCTACGCGCGGTGCAGGGGCTGTCCGGCAAAGTACAGGGGCATTATTAAGGATGCGCGGGGTAGGGTTGAGCGGCGTATTAGCTGCCAGACAAACTGCTTTTTCTTGGTAAAGGGCGCGAATGTGGCGTTATAATGCCAAATAGATCTCTTTCAGGGCTCAAAATATGCCCGTTTTGGCCGTTAGAGCTCCGTGGCGGAGCGACTGTGCGGCTTCTAGGGTGTTTGTAAGCATAAGGAGAAACGATGCCAGATAAGATGATTAGAAAGAAACTGCATGCAATTAATTTAACTGAACAATTTGCAAAGCTAGCTAAGTATCGCATACCGACTGGGATCATTGCTGTGGATAGGATAATCCATGGCGGAGTGCCGTCGGGAAAGATAACGGAACTCTATGGCGGCTGGAGCGCGGGAAAGACCAGGCTTCTCTTACACATTATTGCCCAGACCTTGAAGCTTGGTGGTTGGGCAATACTCATTGACGAGGAGAGGGCGTTGGAGGCCGGTCTGTGTGACCTTGTAGGGCTTGATGTTAATCATTCGAAATTCATATGCGTTGATCCGGATAAAATTGAGACCGTCGAAGAGGTTTTTACATTTATTTCAGATACAATTAATATAATTAGGGCAGAGGACAAGGACGGTTTTCTTCTTATCGGTTGGGATTCGCTGGCGTCAACACCAGCAAAGGATGATTTAAAAGAAAGTGAGGATATCGGGGATAAGGTCAATATCGCGGGTGCACGCCGAGCGAAGCTGGTTGGGCGCGGAATTAGAAAGTTATCCTCTAAACTGTATAAAACGGATTCTTGTTTGGTAATTATAAATCAGTTGATAGATAGGTTTGACGTGATGTTCGGGGATAAGACAACCACGCCGGGCGGAAAAGCCGTAAAATTCCACTCATCGTTGCGGATGAAGCTTACACTGATTAAAAAAATGAGGGATAAGAAGACCGAAGAACAGATTGGGAACGATGTTAAGTTGGTTATTGAGAAATCGAGAATCGGAACGCCGTTCGGTATGATAAAATTTGAAATGCTGGTTGATAAACCTATCGATGAATACGCTGGGCTATTAGATTATATGATTCGTCATGGTGAGGTAATACAGCAAGGTAAGGGTATATATTCATTTGTTGGAAGTGAAGTACAATGGACTGCAGCTACTTTTCCGGAACATTATAAAGCAAAATTTCACAAAAAGGAGAAGAAGTAATGGCTAAGTATGCGGTATTGGTAACCATGGATTTGAATGTGGATTTGTTGGACAGTACTCCAATCGAGGAAGTGGAAAAAATTACAAGGAATGTGGTGCGAATTTTAGTTGATAAGAAAGAGGGGTGC